CCGGCGATTGCTCGCCTTACGAAAGCCGTCGAGATGCAGCTTAAAACCTCCCCGGTTCTCAAAGGGCTGGACGGGAGACTGTTGCCATGTCGCTCATCGCACTCAGCACTGAACCTTCTCCTCCAATCAGCAGGGGCAGTGGTGATGAAGCAAGCGTTGGTGTTGTTCGTTAAGAAGGCTAGTCTTCCCTACGAACTGCACGGTAACATCCACGACGAAGTTCAGTTCTCCTGTGCGCCTGACCACGCTGAGGCTTTGGGTCGTCAGTTCTGTGACAGCATCAGGGAAGCTGGCAAGGTTCTCAAGTTTCGCTGCCAGCTTGATGGTGAATACAAGGTGGGAGCTAACTGGAAGGAGACTCACTAAACTACGACATACAACAACATTATGAAAAAGCTACTAATCGACGGGGACATGATCCTCTACCGCGCAGCGTTCGCCGCTGAAAAAGAGACACGCTGGGACGACGACATCTTCACCGTTCACTCTGACTTCTCCGACCTCAAGGATGCCTTCACGGTATTCATCGACGGGCTTGAGGAGATACTGGATTCGGATGATGTATCACTTGCGTTCTCTGACCGAGTAACATTCCGTCACCAGATGAATCCGTTATACAAGGCGCACCGAAAGCAGAAGCGCACTCCCTTGGGTCTTGGTGCGCTCCGCGAGTGGGCTTGTGAGGAATGGCCCATCATCTTTTGGGAGAACCTTGAAGCCGACGATATGCTTGGGATTCTAGGATCGCGTGACCGTGATGGTTCTATCGTGGTCTCAGGGGACAAGGACTTCGCCACCGTGCCATGCACTTGGTATAACTTCATTCGCGATGAGATGAGGGTAATCAGCGAGGACGAGGCTAACTACGCTCACTTCTCACAGACGCTTGCCGGGGACGCTACTGATGGTTATTTCGGAGTCCCGCGAGTAGGAATCAAGACGGCTGAGAAGATCCTAGATAAGCAGGGCGTGACTTGGGAGGCAGTTATCGAAGCCTACGAAAAGGCGGGGCTGTCAGAGACGGAGGCTTTCCTGAACGCTCGCATGGCTTACATCCTCCGAGACGGGGACTACAACCCAGAAACAACAGAAGTAAAACTATGGACACCAAACTAACACCACTCCCTGACAGCGGAGATCGCACCAACTTTAATACAGGGGCCGTCCGTGACGCGATGGCTGGAAAGGGGTTGCCCTCCTGCATACCTACAACCGCCCTACGAGCCGTGTCAAAGCGGTTTGAAGACGGGGCGGTGAAGTATGGGCGGGACAACTGGCAGAAGGGAATCCCGGTATCGAGATACGTTGACAGCATCTACCGCCATCTGTGGGCATTCATGGAGGGGGACTTGGATGAGGACCATCTCGCGGCTGTTATATGGAACGCAATGGCTCTGTATGATACGATGGCCTCGATGGACAATGAGGAGCTTCCTAGTGAGCTTTACGATATTTGACCCATATTAGACCTTTATGTCTGATTTTGTTCCCTCCGTCCCCGAAGATATAGTGGGATTCTTAAGAGACCGCTTCCCTCCAAGGGACTTTACCACAAGCGAAACACTGCGTGAGATCGACTTTTACAGCGGTCAACGCGAGGTGGTTTTGTTTTTGGAGAGGCTTCTGGAGGATCAGGTTGAAAGTTCATTCACCGCTTAACACCCCACCACCACCACCCGTAACCATGTGTATGTCATCGCCCAAGATTCCGACCCCGCCACCACCTCCTGTTGCTCCTCCTCCACCTACGGCTATTGCCGAGACCGTGAAGGGGAGCAAATCAAGCAAGGACACTCCTAAAAAACGTCGCGGCGCAGCCTCCTTGGTTCTTCGCCGCCCTACCGTCTCTTCTACGGTGACAGGAACAGGCTCTAACATACCATACTAAGACCATGCCAATTAACGCAACCGAAGCTACCATCACATCGAACGGCAGCTACAACGCAGCATCCACTCCTGCAATTAACACCACGAACGGTAAGACCAACGCATTTCTTGTGAGTGGCACGTTCAATGGTGCTACTGTTAGGCTTCAGCACAAGGTGAAAGATGCCTACGTCGATGTAGGTTCCGACACCACATTGACCGCTGCCGGTGGAGGATTGTTTACCTCTCCAGTAGCAGACATCCAAGTCGTCGTAGCGAGCGGTGGAGGATCGCTGGATGTTGATGTTGTTATCAAGCCAATCTACCCCTGATGTTTTACGTCAGTTGCCACTAATACCAAAAGATTCCCGATGAAGACTACTAGGCGTGACAAGGAGCTTTTTGAAAGCCAGCACTACAACCGGAAGCTGGCTCGTCCGCTGACGTTTCCGTTCAGCAGGTCGTTTTCGGCTCCTCTCAACGGAATGGACGACATCCTCTACGGGATGTGGTTCGACGGCTCAAACGACAAGGTTCTCGTCGATGGGTCGTCCTTCAATGCTAAGACCACGGGCAAAATCACGGGCGTATTCCAGACGGCATCAAGTGGGGTTGTTTGCGTTTGCGCGGCGACCGACGAAACGGACCCTGCCGCAGACCTCCGCATCAACATCAGCTCTGGCAAGTTACAAGTCGCCGCTCGGGAAGCGTCAACACACTCCATCAACGTCAAAACGAACGCAACGTATAACGACGGAGAGGCGCACACGTTTGAGGTTAAGGTTACGGACTCAGGAAACTTCATAACAGTCGACGGTGTGCTACTGGGGGCTTCGGAACTCAACTACACCACAGGGTCTGCGTCTACCCAAGTTTGGTTCTCTGAGGTTCTCAATGTAGACAGATGGGCCATTGGGGTCAGGCAAGAGGCTACCCCCGACAACAAATTTCTAGGGGTCGTCAGGGAGGTCAAAATCTACGACGAAGACCTCACGACGGTCATCGGCCACTGGGCGGGGCATGGGAATACAGATGCCGACTGGCGCGACTTATCCGGCAACGGGAACAACGGCACGGTGGCTGGCAGCCCATCCCGAGCCATCAGCACAGACAACGGCAAAACGTGGTCGGTGGTGTGATTTTACTTAACCCAGACATTTCTGAACTTTAATTACTACCGTGACCTCCCAACAACTCTATCAATCCTTGGAGGGGCTTCGCTGGTCCTATCTGGATCGCGCTCGCACCTGTTCCAAGTTGACGCTCCCATACGTCATGCCCGAAGAGGGCTTCGGTCCTCACAGTCGCCTTGACACACCGTTCAGTGGTGTAGGTTCCAGAGGAGTAAACAACCTTGCGTCCAAGCTCCTGCTTGCCTTGCTTCCTCCCAACGCTCCTTTCTTCCGTCTTCAAGCGGACGCTCAGAAGCTCGCTGAGGACAACACTCCACCTGAACTGATGTCGGAGATTGAAAAATCTCTCCAGTCGCTTGAGGAGTTGTTAATGGCCGAAGTGGCGCGGGGAGCCTACCGAGTTGCGATCCATGAAGCCCTTAAACACCTCATCATTACTGGCAACGCTCTCCTTTACATTCCAGACGAGGGGGGACTGCGTGTGTTTCACCTTGACCGCTTTGTGGCCAAGCGTGACCCAATGGGTAACCTTCTGGCTGTAGCAACCAAAGAGACCGTCGCGTTTTCTTCGTTGTCGGAGGATGTCAGGACGGCACTGTTCGCTCAGGATTCCAACATCGACGAAGCCTCAGCTAATATCGACCTCTACACCTGTTGCTCCTTGAAGGACAACAAGTGGGAGATCAAGCAGGACGCTAACGGCATCAACATCCCCTCCGCTGGCGGCACTGTTGCCTTTGACCAGAATCCTTTCATTCCTCTCAGGCTCTCGCGGATCGACGGTGAGGCTTACGGGCGCGGTTACGTTGAGGAATACCTTGGCGACGTTCAAAGCCTTGAGAGTCTTACCCGTGCTATTGTTGAGGGAAGCGCAGCCGCAGCCAAGGTCTTGTTCCTTGTGAATCCGAACGGGACCACACGCGCTAAGACGCTTGCTGATAGCCCGAACGGAGCCATCGTTCAAGGCAACGCTGGTGATGTCAGCACCCTTCAGCTTAATAAATTTAACGACTTCAGGACCGCACAGGTCACGATGGAGGGCATCAACGACCGTCTTGGAGCGGCCTTCCTGTTGACCTCCGGTGTCGTCCGACAAGCCGAACGTGTTACCGCTGAGGAGATTAGGATGCTTTCACAGGAGCTTGAGTCATCCCTTGGGGGTCTCTACTCGCTCTTGTCCAGTGAGATGCAGATGCCTCTCGTTACTCGCATCATGCGTGTGATGCAGAAGAAAAAGCAACTCCCCGCCTTGCCGAAGGATTTGGTCAAGCCTGTGATTGTTACAGGTGTTGAGGCTCTCGGACGAGGTAACGACCTTTCCAAGCTGGATCTCTTCCTTGCCGGGGCAGCACAAGTCGTTGGGCCTCAAGCGATTACCCAGTTTGTTAACATCGAAGACTACTTCAAACGTCGTGCTACTGCCTTGGGCATCAAGACCGATGGACTTATCAAGTCTCAGGAGCAGATGCAGCAAGAGACGCAGATGGCGCAGATGCAGCAAATGACCGAGAAACTAGGCCCTGCTGGAATTAAAGCCTTGAACGAACAGTCAATGGCAGGTAATCTGCAACCGACTGAAGAAGAAGAACCAGTCAGTTAATTATGGAATCCATCCAAATCAACGAGCCTACCGAAGCCGAGAATATCACCTTGGAGCAGCAAGCTGCGATGCAAGACGAGGCCAAGCAGCAGCGCGAGACGCAGCAGACACCTGTTCAAGAGGAAGTCGCAGGAGCCGATGAAGCGGTTTCTGAGGAACCTCCTGAGCGTCCTGAGTGGCTTCCTGAAAAGTTTGAGTCCGCTGAGGACATGGCGCAAGCCTACGCATCCTTGGAAAAGGACTTCCACGCTAAAGGCTCAGAGGAAGCGGAACCAAGTGAAGTTGAGCAGCCTTCGATTCAAGAAGCGGTTGGCTCCACAGTGTCCAAGGCTTCCGAGGAGTTTTCAGAGAGCGGACAGCTTTCGGAGCAGACCTACGCAGCTTTGGAAGCTAACGGCATCTCTCGCGACTTTGTTGAAATGTATATCGAAGGCGTGACCTCCGTATCGCAGCAGCAAACCAGTGCGCTAATGAGTGATGTCGGAGGACAGGAGAACTACGATGCTATGTCTGAGTGGGCTTCTACTGCGCTGACTGATGACGAGCAAGCAGTCTTCAATGAGACTGTGGAAGCAGGAGACCCTCGCGCAGCAACGATGGCGATTAGAGGGGTGTATGCTCGCTTCATCGCGGACGGAGGTTCCCCGGTATCGCTTGTCCAAGGAGACACCCAAGGTTCAGGTGCTAGACCCTTTAACTCAGCGGCACAAGTCACTGAGGCAATGAGAGATCCTCGCTACGGTAATGATCCAGCCTACCGAGCGCAGGTTGAGCAACGGCTGGCAATCTCAACTGTTATATAATTATGTCTGAAATCATTAAGTTTGTTGTCGATAATCTTGAAGCTATCTTGGGAGCAGCTACGGCTGTTGTCACTGCTGCTTCAGCACTCGCCGCCCTTACGCCCACGCCCAAGGACGACGGCATCGTCAAGGCTGTCTACAAGGTTGTGGACTTCCTTGCCCTTAACATCGGCAAAGCTAAAGACTCCTAATCCGTGAGCGCAGTAGCCCTACTGGTCAAAATCCTATTCCTATTCCCCAAGCTGGAAGGGTTACTGCGCCGTTCTTTTTACGAGTATGAGAGGCAACAATATCTCAAGCGTCATCGCGTTTATGATGGTGCTATTGACGAGTGGATGCGTGATGCCTCCGATGACGGAGACGAAGATCCCGCAGTTCTTGGAGGAGTTGAAGACGCATCAGTTCTCCGTCGAGGAGAAACAGACGATAGGGAAACTGCTTCACTACATCAACGATCTGGAGAACAACGTCCGTTAAAAGAAGAGGACTGACTGAGAAAGGCCGAGATCAAAGTGAAACGACCGCAACCAGAGGAAGGCCCGAGGAAGCGGTCTTTTTGTGCGCTGATGTCTGGTGTTACGGCACGATGAAAGACTCTCTTTAAACCCCTCACACATCCATTACCCCATGTCCCGCCCCAACCTACGCATCGAAAAGAAGCCCGACCCTAAATCCACCGAGACGAAGAAGGATACACCCGCTAAGGAGCCAAAACTCACCGATGCTGAAGCTATGGAGCTTATTCAGGAGGAGAAAGAGGCAAGGGAGGGTAAGAGACTGGATAAGATTATAGAGGAGCTAGACCGGGAGAAGAAGGAGAGAGACGCGAAAATACCGCAGAGAGCGAAGGAAAGTGCGAAGGCGAGGAAGGAGAGAGACGCTGCGTGGAGGAAGGAGAACCCAACGAGAAGCAAGCGCACAGGGATTAGTCCGGCGGAGCTTTTAAGAATCGACCGGAAAGCGCGTCTGAAGGCGAAGGAAGAGGCGGCGCGGCGTAAAAAGAGGGGGTTGCCGCTTCTAAAACGCCCCGGTCCTCTTAAGCCGGGAGAAGCCGAGGCTTGACCCCGAACTAGAAGCTAAGACATCCATTACCCCACACCCATTACAATGCCTAAAGACCCTAACGCAGCCAAGAACGCCGAGAAGCGAAGCGGATTGAAGATCAAAAAACCTGCGGCGGGAGCGGTAAGCGATAAACCGTGGGGGAAAAGTTATGAAAAGTTTGATCCAGACGGCCCCGGATATGATGAAGAGACGGCAGATGAACTACGTAGGTTGGACCCATTAACGATGCCTAAGCCTACCCGTCCCCCCAAAGATCCGTCTAAGGGGGCTTCCAGAGCTAATGAGGGAGCTTTTGAATCATGGCAATGGCATCCCGAAGCGGGGGATTGGAAAAGACACGGAGGCAGCAGAGATCGGAGAACGGGGCAAGGGCTTAAAGGTAGAGCGCACACATCCTTTGGTAAGTATTTGAAGGGGGAGAAGGCCGCTGGCTACACCATCACCAAAGATCCCAAAACAGGAAGATACTATTCTCACCCCAAGCAACAGGGGGATGCAAACAAGGGGAAAGCAGCGAAGCGAAGCGGACTGAAGATTGTCAAAAAGAAGAGGGTGAATAAGACACCCAAAGAATGAGACATCTTTCCTCTCACCTAACCGTAGGCGACACCCTACAAATCACTTTCTGGGACCACTGTGAAAACGGTATTGGTCCTATGGCTTGCGTAGTCAATGGACGTTTAAGCGTCATTGAAGAGGACTACGTTACAGTCGAGTCGTGGCATCCTAGCGAATGCGAGGATAACGACGACGAGAACACAACTTCATTCACCATTATTTCAAGCTGCATAACGCGCTTGGTGGTGATGAAACCCCAAGTCATCATAAAGATTGACTCCTCCGAGGCCGAAGATGAGACCCACTGCTGTGGACAATCAACAACTCTGAACCACGATAAGGATACATCCGAGTGAGGACACCCTTAACTACCCACCCAAACTACTACTACTATGGCTAATGGCGACACTACCTCGTCCCGCTTGGGACAAGTCAACGCAGCTGGCGATGCCAATGCGTTGTTCCTTAAGGTGTTCTCAGGAGAGATCCTGACCACCTTTGAAGAGATGAATGTGATGAAAGACCTGCACACGGTCCGCACCATCTCTAACGGCAAATCCGCACAGTTCCCTGTGACCGGAATCGCGACCGCGAAGTATCATACTCCCGGTCAAAACATCGCTGACACTGGCAACAGTTACCTGAGTCAGATCAAGCACGCTGAGAAGGTCATCAACATTGACGACCTCCTTGTGGCTTCCACGTTCATCTCCAATATTGATGAGCTTAAGAACCACTACGACATTCGCTCGATCTATGCACGGGAGCTTGGTAAGGCACTTGCGAAGCGTTTCGACCTCGCTACCATGAAGACCCTTGTGGCCGCAGCTCGTTCTGCAACCACGATCACTGGTGGTAGTGCTGGCATCTCGCAGCAAGGAACCTTCGCAGCAGCAACTCCGACATCCGCAGAGCTTGTCGCTGAGTTGTTCATCGCTGCCCAGAAGCTCGACGAGAACGACATCCCGAACGATGGACAGCGTTACGCTATCCTGAAGCCGTCCGACTACTACACCCTCCTGTCTTCCAGTGAGGAAATTATCAACCGCGACTTCGGTGGTGTTGGTAATGTGTCGAACGCTACGCTTCCAATGGCTGCTGGCTTCCGCATCTACAAGTCTAACCACTTCTCTGATATTGATGTGGCTGAGGCAGCGCAAGATCAGGACGACGACAACTCCAATAACGATGTCTTCGGTGGCAGCGGAACTGGTTACAACGGCGACCTGTCCCAATCCACCATCATCGGTGGACACCCATCGGCAGTCGGCACTGTGAAGTTGCTCGACCTCGCCACTGAGTCGGACTATAAGATCGAACTGCAAGGAACTCTGTTCGTTGCTAAGTATGCTATGGGCCACGGAGTTCTCCGTCCCGAAGCATCGTTTGAAATTAAGAACGACGCATAACCCCTAAATTGAGTGGCTCTGCCTTCCTTGTGAGGGCAGGGCTGCTCTTTCTCTTTCTTTTCCCCATGGCTACACTTACGACCAAACTAGATTCTGTTAACACCATGCTAGGTTACTTGACCGAAGCTCCTGTTAACAGCATTGCTGACTCTACCGCTATCCCACCTTCCGCTGCTTTAGCCAAAGGTATCTTGGATGAAGTTTCACGCGAGGTCCAGTCAGAGGGGTGGCACTACAACACTGCCCAAGATTTCAAGCTGGAAGCAGACGGTAACAATCAGTTCGTCCTACCGGATAACACCATGCAGGTGGACTCCGCTGGAAACGCCAAGGATGTTATCCAGCGCGGTCTTAAGCTGTTCGACCGTAAAGAACAAACAGACGTATTCGACGAAGATCAACTCACGGTGGACATCACGTTCCTTTTGGAATTTGAGGAACTCCCCGAACAGGCTCGTCGTTACATAACTCTCAAGTCCTCCCGAATGCTTATGAACCGCTTGGTCGGCTCACGGGAACTGGAGGCTCTCATTTACCGCGACGAGCTAGTGGCGAAGTCCCGTATGGAAGAAGCGGAAGGCCGCAACTCCAACCGCACCATCTTCAATAACTACGACGCAGCATCTCGCATCGGCATCAACCGAAGACTCGACATCGCCTAAACATGGCTAACATCACAACAGCCGTTCCTAACCTGATCCAAGGGGTATCCCAGCAGTCACCGACTGTGCGGTTCCCCGGTCAGTGTGAGGAGCAAAACAACGCTCTCCCATCGGTCACTGAAGGACTCACTAAGCGTCCTCCTGCACGGCTGATTAAGAAGCTAGGAAACGTAGCGGAAGAGGGTGACTTTGTTCACTTCATCAACCGCAGCGACACGGAGCGATATGTTGTTACACTTCAGAACAGGACGCGAGGGGACAACAGGGGAGTCCTTCGGGCCTTTAACCTTGCGACAGGGAACGAAGCTACGATTGAAGGTGTTACTGGAGGCTACGCCTACGACAGCGACTACCTTGTTAACACTACAGAAGCAGACGCTCACAAGAACTTCAAAGCCCTGACAGTGGGCGACAGCACTTTCTTGCTCAACACTACGAAGGTTGTAGCAGAGGGGAGTGCGGTATCTGAGGCCTTCGACGATTCCAAGGCACTCGCCTACGTTAAGCAGGGCGATTACTCTAAGAAGTATGGTCTGACATTCAGGGAAATCGGGGGGGCTGCTACCTCTAGTGCGCGTTTTGCCGTAACTTACACTGTGGCGGGCTATCCTGGAGGAGGTGGAGCAGCTCTCTTATTCCCCACCTACAAGGTAGCAACCATAACGATCCTAGACGGAGGAGCAGGGTATGAAGACGATGATATTCCTACGGTGAACTTCGTGGCCTACAACTCCGGTGATACTTTCCCGTGGTGGGAGCAGCCGTCTTTTAACTTCACGATTTCTGGTGGAGTTATTACGGGTGTTACAATATCCCACGGCGGCGTCTCGCCGCCGCTGATGCTTGCTCCCCTTGGAACAGCGTCCCTTCCAGACACTGTATACGCAACAACCCCCGGCAAACATGTATACGTTACCTCTTACGCATCCGACACATCTCGTAAAGGAGCAGCAGCGGACACCACACGGATCGCAAAGGGTCTTACACGAGCTCTCCAG